AAAAACATATTCATTATTACCATCTACTATTGAAAAAACAGACCCGTTAAATTTAAGATTATTTGGTATATATTTACGTGCAATGTTTTCATTTACTAATGATTCTTTAGTTATTTCTATTTTAGGTTTATTAGTTACTTTATCTTTCACCAAACTTACACTTGGTTTTGTCCCACTGGTTGACATTTTATCGACAGCATCAACTACTTTAGTGATTGTATCAATATCAATATCTTCATTAATTTCTTCATCTTTTTCACCAATTAATGATTTTAAATAATCTTTTACATTTTCAAAAATTGTATTTTTTTCAACATCATTACTTTTTAATGGCATTTTACCATATAATTCTAAATTACCTCTTTTAAATTTATTTTTACGTTCTGCTTTTTTTGTAAAAATTACGTTATCTTTACCTTCTTTACCTTTAATGTAACTTTGTAACCTTTTTTTTAATTCAGGTGTCAATTTATTTTCATAATCATAATCTTCCATACCACGATTATAATCACTTATTTGTAATTCTTTATCATCAATAGTGTTAAATTTAACACCATCTAATTCTTTCTTTAGATTTATATCAAATTTTTTTTGAACATTTTTTAAATATTCCTTTGATATTTTTTCTGTAGTACCTTGACTTAATAAAGTACCTTTTGTTATTGGTTTAATTATTTCCATATGTGTTTTTTTTTATTATCTATTTGCTTTTGATATCTGTCTTCTAATGTCACGTATCTCTCTTGTTGTGAAACCGTAACGATAACCATCAATAGTAACTCTATTAGCTTTTTTATTAAATAAACTTCTATCACTACCATCATCTGGGTTATAATATTCAACACTATCACCTTGTACATTTTTTCTAACACCCTTGGATATTTGTGTTAATTTGTATGTACCTCTATTTAATATATCATAAATTGAGTCATCATATAAAATAATATCTTCTTCTTCTTTATTTTTATTATAACTCTTTTTTTCTTTTTTTACCTTTTTTTTCTCCCTTATTAAAGATAATTCATTGTTATATATTTCTAATAAAATACCCATTTTTTTTAAAAATTAATTATATTATAACCAATACCCACACCTACCGTTGGACCTATGTAACCTCTAGCAGTAAGTGGGTTAAAACCTAATGAATAACCAATAGATAAGTTAATTGAATATTTAATGCGTTTCTTATGTAAATTTAAATCATCATATTTAAAAACTGCACTGTTTATTTTATTAACACTTAGGTTTGGATTAGTTGAATTGACAGTGAATTCTATACCATCTTTTATTTCTATTTTTTTTATCGTTAATTCTGTAAATACTTTATCTGTTGTTATATACGTATTCACTTTTTTTGGTTTATCTATACTAATAACATCTGTGTAACCACTTAACTCACGAAATTCGTTTATTTCACTAAATTTATATCTATTTATTGTATCTGATATAACGATAGTAGTTAAATTTAACTCTTGTAAACTATCCTTAAGGTTATTTACTTCTATTTGTAATTTAGTTATATCAATTAAGTTTTTCTTATCTTTTTTTGACAACTTATTGATTTCTAAATTTAACTCACTATTTGTTTTTGATAACGTTTCAACATCACTTAATAAAGCTAATTGTTTAAATTCTAATTCTCCATTTTTATTTTTAGTTACCCTAACTTCATCTAATAAAGCTTTTATAGTGTAAGTATTTTGTTTCTTTAACTTGTTCTTTTCATTACAAGTCTGAAGTGAAAAAAAACTTAATATTAAAACTAATATTATCAATAAAATATTTATTTTTTTCATAAATATAAATTTATTTTATTACTATTCCAAGTATCTTTCCAAGAAAAATAATAATTTTTTAATTGTTTTATTGTGCTAATTAATAAATCATCTAATTTAATAGCTTCTGGTATTCTTATATAAACACCATTATTCTCATTTAATATGAACATAAATTTAACTCTGAAATCAACTATTTCACCTTGTAATATAACATTTTTTTCATTTCTTTTAATTAAGGTTGAAAAAATTTCAACCTTAATGTTTATTGCGTTATATATCTCATTTTCAATTTCATTAATTTCAACTTTAGTTAATTCATAATTATTGGTTGAATTTACATTATTTTCAACTAATATTGATTTAGTCACAAAAGTATTAGATTTAAAAATTTTATCAATCATTTTTTTTTCTTTTTTTTAAAATAATAAAACTGCCCTACTATAACGTATTGTTAATTCAACTTTTAATAAACCACCACTTTCATAATCTAAATTACCACCTTTATATTGTGTTATGAAAGCATTTTTTAATATCCATTTTTGTACACAAACACCCGTTGGGTCTAAAATTTCTAACTCTAAATCATTCATATAACCAGCCGCATAACCCATTCTACCAGTAGTTTCTTCTGCACAAGTTCTAAGCCATTCAATAGCTGCTTGTGTTGTTGATGGACCAATGTAATCAACTAACGATACTGACATAGTTTCAAATTTATATTTACCAGCAACATATTGTTCTTGGTTAAGGAATGGGATTTTAACTTCATCAACAGTCCAGTTAGGTCTAGCTGCTGATGCTAGTTGAAATTCATGTAAACCTATTTTAGATGGAAACCTTAAAATCCATCTGTGTTTTTGTAATGGTTCACTTTGAATAGGTGTGTTTGGTATTAAATCTCCTGTTGCCATATATTATATTGTTTTTTTTTTATTTTAAATAGTTGTTTTTTTTTTATTTACGCAAAACTAACTTGATTTGGTGTTACATTAAATGTTATCTCAATAAATTCTAATGCACCAATTGGTTTTAACCATATACTAATTCTAATTTGTCTTAAGTCTTTATCTTCTGGTGTTTGTGTTACATCTAAACGATATTCTCTTTCGATACCTCTTTGACCAGCTACGCTCTCTAATATTGGGGTGATTTGACTTCTGATTAAACCTACTACTTCACTATCATTTTGTTCAAAAATATCTTTTTTTACAACATTTCTAATGATTGAACGTAAATATAACATTAACCTCAAGACACCGATTCTACTTACAACAAAATCATCAGCATTTTTTCTAAGTAGTCTTTGACCCCACAATTTTAAACCTTCCCCTGTTGAACTAAATGTTTCTACGTAGTTAATATTTGAGTTCTGTAAATATTCAGTATCAGCGTTTTTTAATCTAGTTCTAGCACGTACAGCATTTACATTTCCACGACCAAAACCTACAGGTGCAAACCAAGGATATGATATATTATCTGTGAAAGCTATTGAACGACATAAATCCTTTATAGGTGATAACCATACATATTTACCATCATTTTCAATATCTGGATATTGAACCCAAGGATAGAATGTTGTTGCAAATGTAGTGTCAATTCCTAAATCATTTACTAATTGTGATAACTCTTTAGGTGTTATTAACGTACTAACACTATTATTTGTTGTGTCAGGTGTATTAACCAAATATAAAGCATCAAAACGTTCATTTTCAATCATATCTATAACCTCATCTGTTAATGATGTTTGATTAATAATATCAATACCAGGGGTAGCAATTAAATTAATAGCAACTGTTTTTGGATTTGAAAATGCTCTAATACCCTTGTAATATGCGTAATAATCTGATGTTAAAGCTTTAAAATTTTCAGGGAAATCATTATCTGAATATTCCGTATATTTTCCATTATTTAAACCTATTTTAGCATAAGTTTTATTATATTTATAATTTGAACTTAAACCTCTATTTTCTTGATATATATCCCAACCATCAAAACCACTGTGTAATAATACGGTAAATTTAAACATTTGTTTAATTATAGATTTATCTGTTATTTCATCACCATTTTCATCTACAAAAACATTCGTGTCATTAGTTGTATAACCAAGTGAAGATGCTTCTGTTTGTATATGGAAACCACTAGTTAATTCATCTGAATAAGTACCATAATCTGAATTTGTATTATTATTGATACCCTTATATTTTAAATAATCAACATCAAATGTTGGTGTTTGTAAACTTGGAATACCTAGTGTTTGTTTTTTTATTTTAATATCAGAGTTATACCCAACACTATAAAGTGGTGATGGGTATGTATAATTCAAATGTTTACGAATTGGATACCCTTTAAAACCACTAGGTATTTCATTTTGTAAATTACCTTCTGCGATTTCTATCACTACGTATTTTGAATTAATATTATATTCACCTTCAGCATCACCAATTCGCTTACAGATGTAATTTTTATCATCTTTAATTAAATTCAAATTTCTATAACTTTCTAACACCACAACTGAATCATCTCTATCACCAAATGACCTAATTATTAAATCAAAAGTTTTAGTTGTCTTATCAACATTTTCAATAGTAATTTTAATCTCATTATTAGATGCCTCGCCATCAGATATTGAAATTGCTCTGAATAGGTTTTTTATTTGACCACCAATAACTTCAGATACAATCCAAGGTGTTCTAGCTGGTTTATATGATGATTTATAATTATTAACTTCATATTTAGGTAATTCTACTATATTAAACTCAACATCACTTTCTAATAACTCATTAAAATTAAAACCATCTAAATAATATTCATCAACCCATATAGGTGAACCTTCAACATCATTAATTTTAGCACCAAAAACATTTAATATAAAATTTGGTGATGTGTTATCTAAAGATACTTTACGTAATTCAGTTGTTACACCATTTTTATCAAAAAAAGTAATATTTGCAACAAAATTAATTGCACTTGTTGTTGTTTCTATATTACCACTATCATCAATAGTAACACCTGATAAAACAATATTTTCTGTTGGTTTGATTGTTACTGATGTGTAATCACCTGAAACATTATATACTGATAATTCAGTATTATTCATTGGTAAAGTTAATTCCCCATCATTGAATATCGCTTTTGAGAAGTTACAATCAAATTCAGTCATTGGTAGTGTACTTATTGTTGATAAATCAATATAAACACCAAAACTACCCTTATCTTTATTTCCTATAATATAGAATGTTGAGTCATCTTCACTAAGACCTAAAATATTTTCATTTAATGTTACATTGGCTGTTAAAATTTTAAAAGATATGTCGTTTTCTAATGTTATTGCACTAGTATATATTGTTTGTGTATTAGATATTGAACTCTCAACTGTTTGTGTTGCTTCATTCAATACACCTTTACTACGTAATACAGCTACCAAACTTTCTTTATTTTCAGTAATTTCACCTTTCATTGTAATACCCCAAGCACGACCAGCATCATAACCAGATAAACCTAAAACTCTAACAACATATAAATTGTCACTTTCTTTTAAATATTCTTGAGCTACATAGGGTAGTTCGTATTTTGGGAAATTATTAGATTTAAATTTTTCTGTTGACGTTCCACCAAAATATTGTTTATATTCAGTCCAATTACCAACATTTACAATTTCAAATGCTGGTCCTTTTAATGTTTCACCTGTTAAACCAAGTGCAGTTACAGATACGCTACTTATTGATGGTATTGGGGTTTCTTTTACTGTATCATAAACCCAAGGTGTTACTTTTCCATTTCTAATAGTTTGTGTCATATTATAATTCTTTATTGTTTTTTTATATAAATAGTATTTTTTTATCCTAAAAATATTTTTTTAAGTTATGGTCTAGTATTATGTCTTTTTAATTTTTGTTTATCCCAACCAGTATGTTCTATTGCTTTTTCGTATAAAAAGTTTAATATTTTCCTATTATTAATTTCATTAAATATTAAATTTTTATTATTTTTTCCTAAATTTAATTTTAAAAAATTAAATAGTCTTTCACCATCTGATTTATTCTTAGTTATTATCATATTAAAAAATTCCTCATTATTAAGTGTTTTAATAAATATTATTTTATTACCTAACCTATAAATATCAATAATGTTTTTTAAATCAGAAAAAACATATTCTTTTAATATGAATTTAATATCTTTCCTATCATTATGTGGATTATAACCAAAAACATAAAAATCTTCTTCTATAAATATTTTATGTTTTTTTAATATAATAAAACGATTCATTTCAGTTGTTATTTTTTCCTTAATTTTATATTCGTTTTCAACTATACTATAATCAACTAATTCATCGTTAGTTTTTACTAATAATATCTCATAAGTTAATTCTTGAATACCACCAAAATTACCACCCATGTTAATATATTCTTTTGGGAAAATAATATTTTTTTTATTATTGTGAATTATTTCATCGTATTTATTTAATGCTCTCTCGTAATGTACATATTTATTTATGGTTTCTTGATATATTTTATTTTTAACTAAAATTAATCTGTATTTATATGGTGCTTTCTTATTCATAAATATAAGATATCTTAATAGTAAATAGTTTTATTTAAATATTTTTTATTAGTATTTGTTTATTTTTTTTATGTTTTTACTTATATTTATAAAAAAAATGGTGTTATAACTATTTATAAACAAAAATATTATTATGAATTATCAAACAAATTTTATTCTAAACTCAACTAAAGAAATTTTATTAACTTTAGAAAATACCTATTATGACCCAAATACACCTCAACGGGTTGTAGTAATAAATAACAAACACTGGAGTGTTACAGGTCTTTATGATAATATCGATGAGTTAAAAATAACTCGTAATATCTACGTTGAACCAACAAAAAATAAATAAATTTATATGGAAGAAAAAGATGATTTACTTAGTAGTAAGTATAATATGGCTCGTAAATCTCAAGAGCAAATGTTTGATGTAATAGATAAAGGTAAATACGTTAAAGTTAAAAACGTGTTTACTCAATTAGGTTTAGATACACCTGATGATATGTTAATTAAAATTAAAGAATACGAGATTAAATCTGACAATTTATTATCTAATAATAAAACACAAGAAAAAAAGATAGTTGATGTTAGTGATGTTATAGAAAATAAAAATATCACTTCAACAAAAACACAAATTGATTTTGATTATACTAAATATAAAGGTGCTTGTGATATTTTACCGCTACCAAGCCAAGGTAAAATTCACCCAAAAAATAAAGAAGTTTTAGAGGTAGCATTTTTAACTGCGATAGATGAAAGTCTTTTCATGCAGGCTAATTTATCTAAAACTAAAGATATTTTTAATTTAATATTAAAAAATAAAATAATTGACAAAGATGTCGATGTTAATTTATTACATCATGGTGATAAAAACGCTATACTAGTTTTTTTAAGAATTAACGCATTTGGTAGTGATTATGTTGTAATTGGACAACACCCAACAACCAAAGAAAAAGTACAAGCAACATTTGATTTAACAAAAATTAAAATTAAAAACCTTTCTTTAGATGTTAATAAAAATGGTTATTTTGATTATAAATACGTTAATCAAATAAATGGTAATGAAGATACAATAGAATTTAAATTTTTTAATCAATATGATGAAGATGAAATTCTAAAAAGGATTGAATTAGATTCTAACTCTGAAATTTCAAATGAAGATTTTTATAGAACATTACAAAGTATTGTATCTATAAATGGTAATTCAGATAGAAACTACATTGAAAATTTCTTAAAATATGAAATGTCTATTCGTGATGTTAGAAACTATAAAAAATTCGTAATTGATAATGAACCTGGTGTTGATATTACACAAACAATTGAAAAATGTAATGTTATTAATGAAGATGGGTCTTTGGGGGAGACCCGTGAGGGGTTTCCTTTCATATTTACTATCGGATTACACTTTTTTGAGTAAAAATTTATTGATTTTTAAAGAAATTATATCTGTAACTGGTTTTTTTCCTATATTAAACGAATCACGATTTAATTGGTTCAGTGAAATACTTTCTATTATTAGAGAATTAAAAATAAGTTATAATGATGTTATGTCTATGTCAATATCAGATAGACGAAGTTTTATTTTTTTACATAACAAACATATGGCTGAAATTGAAAATAAGAGTGAAAATGATAAGGCTAATTTAGAGCCACCAAATTAAAAACAAAAAAAAAGAAAGGTAAAAATTAATTTACCTTTCTTTTTTTTTTGTTGATATTAACTATCTAATTTCATTGAAATTGATTGTTGGAATACCATCTACTGTTACACGACCATAGTATTTATTGTTAACCATTTTCTTTGCATAACGAGTTAAAATACCTTTTACGTTTGCGAAGTTAAATACGTTGGTTAATGCAGGTGTCAATTGTAATGGGATATAAGGTGCATAAATGTAACCTGTATCTAAAATTGATTTACCTTTAAATCCTACGATAATACCGTTTGCTGGTGAATATGGGTCAACGTAAACTTGGTATTTACCCATTAAATTACCAATTTTTTCAATACCCATGTTATATTCAACGTTTTCAGGACTTGCATCACCAATTACGTGGAAATATTCAAGAGAGTTAAACAAAGCACCAATTTGAGAAGAAACTACAATAAAGTTAGCTTGACCTCTTAATGTTGTTTGTTGTATTGATGCAGATATAAAGTTAATTACAGTCATCAATTCTTGATTCCAGTCTTTTTGTGTGTAGTTGGTAGATACAACGTTTTGTTTTCTCCAACCATTATAATCCCAACGTTTACTAAATGCTGCACCACGTCTTAAGTCTCTTAAGATTTCACGGTCAATTTCAGAACCTATTTGTTCGGATAACATAGCTGTTAATTCAGCTTCTGCATCAATGTTTTGGAAAGCTGCAACGTCTTGTGCTAATTCAGGTGACCAAGTTGCACGTAATTTACGTTCAATTACCGCTACGTTTACTTCATCTAATTTAAATGAAACCTCACCCATTTCAGTTGCAAGTTCTAATGATGCGTAGCTTGCATATGTGATAATGAAGTTAGAACCTTCATAATAAGCAACATCAGCACCAACATAACCATCTACAGATGTACTGTTTGTTGGTTGAGTTAAATCTAATTTTAGATATAAACTACCTTGTGCATCACATATTTTATCATATTCAACAATACCTTTACCATATTTTTGTGGTAATATATTTGCGTTGATTTCTTGACCTGCACTAAAAATAACATCATCACCGTTTTTAATATCATTAGCAGCTACAACTTTCAACGATGCTAAGAAAGATTCAGTGTGCATATCTTGACCATCAGGACCGATTAGAGCACCTTTACAATAGTTGTTAAAACCTGTTACTGTAATAACTAGTTCTTTCATAGAACCATCACTTGCAGTTTTTACTTGTCCGCTTGTTGTAATTGGTGTTAATGCAGAACCACTAAAAAATACTGGTGTACCTGTTAATGTTACAATTGTCATTTCACCTTTAGATTGGTCGAATAAACCATCTTCATAAAATAAATCATAAAGTGATTTTTGCATAAACTCAGTTGTTGCACAGTTACCTAAATCGTTGATACATGCAGGTAATTGTTTTTCAGTTAAACCTGTGTGTGAATAAATAGGGTTACCACTGTCATCTACTCCACTAAGTACACGTTCACTTGTTTGTGGTACAAAGTAAAATAATTTACCGATTGGCATTGCCATAGCTTGTACTGAAACAATGTCATTAGCTAATAATCTTGAAAATACACGTCTAACAACAGGGAATACAACAGTTTCAAATGCACCTGAACTACCTTGTGACATTGTGTTTTCTTTTAATAATTGGTTAGTTACGTTTTCAAACAACATTGCGATGTTTTCTTTAACTGAACCTTCATTTAAACCATTTAGGAATTGTGTATCTTCCCATTTTTCTAGGGTTTTAACTCGTGCTTCTTTGATTAAGTCGAATTGGGTTTTACCGATACCGTTTAATAAACTCTTACTCATAATTTTTTTTTATTTTTATTTTTTTTTTTAATTTTTTCTATCCATACGACTCATTAAGTCTCCAACTAAACTTTGTAAATCACTTGAAATAAATGAAGTTTTTTCTAATATTAAATTTTTATCTTTAACTTTTTTCTTTTCAACTATAACATCTTTATTTATTATAGTAACATTTTCATTTAATTTATTTTTTAATTGATTATATAACTCGTTAGATTCGTTTATTGTTTTACACGCATCAAATTTTTCGAGAATTTGAGTTTTTTCATCTTTAGTTGTAGTGAATCCTTGTATTAATCTAGTAGCATTTAAAAGGTTGGTGTAAGTTAATGACACCTCTTTTAGTGTTGAAACACTTTCCGTTACTATTTTTTTCAATTTTATTTTTTCTTCAACTAAATTTGAAATTTTAACATGTGACTCATTAAGTTTCTTTTCTAGTAATTCAATTTTTTTATTTTCACCGATAGTGTTTCTACTAACTTGTTTACTTCTTTGTGTTGAAAATTTACCATGTTGTTTCATACCAGTTTGAAATGTTTTAGAACCAGCAAATGCTGTTTCTTCTAAATCAACACCTTCTTCATCTTCATCATCAAATTGTACTTCAAAAGTATCTTCTTCGTTAATATCCATATTCTCATTAAAAACATCAAAAAGATTAATTTTTTCATTATTTTCAACATCTACGATTTCATAAATAACATCATCTTCATTTTCATTTAAATTAGTTTGATTTTCTTGCCATTCTTCATCGGTTAAGAAAAATTCTTTATTCAAATCTTTTATTGTATAACCAATTAATTTTCCATTTTTAATGCGTTTTAAAAATTTAGAAGGTATTAAGAATTCATCACCATCCTCATTAGTTACTTTTGAAATATGATTTTTACCTTCAACCATAACTTGACCACCGTAAAATAATTTACCTTTAACATCTAATGATTTTTTTACAAAATCAGTTGTTTGTTTTGGAATGTCACTATCTTCACCAATAAATTTCAATTCACAACCTAAAACACCACCAAATACATTTTCGTGTAAACCACCTTCAGTTTTGTTTCTTTGTGTTTCTAAATCATCATATGAATAATCTTCATTTTCTTTTAAAACTTCCTCTTTATTTTTAATTAAACATTCTTCAAGTGTTGTTTTTTTGAAAATAAATTTCTTATTGGTTTTAGTGTCAATTAATTCTAATTGTTCGTCTGATACCATATTAGCAATCGCATCATCACTGATTTGCATAAAAATATCGTAACTTTCATCTGTGTCGAAACTTGTTAAGTCAATTGTTTCTAATTCCCCATAACCCTCATCGCCTACGTTATCATTAACATCTGAAATTTGTTGGTCACCCGTTTCATTTTCATAGTCGTTTAATTCCGTACTTACATTTCCCTCATCATCACTCGTAATTGAATTTAAATCATTAAATTCTTCAGTGTCATTTGTATCGGATTCTTTATTGTCTTCTTTTGATAATATTTCTTCATTATCAAAACTTTCATCTTCTTTTTCTAGTAATTCACTAAGTCCTTCTTTAATAACATCTTTAAAGACACTTTGAATATTTTCATTTAATACTCGTTTAATATCTTCTTTCGATTTTAAAACATCTTCGATTAGTGTTTGTGTAAGTTTACTCATAACTATATAGTTTTAACTTTTTTTTTATAAATAGTATTTTTAATAATATAAAAATATTTTTTTTATTTTAATCTAAATTGACTTTTATTGTTTTTGGTATTAACTTTAATTTCTACATCATAACGATAAGGTTTTCTTCCATTATAATATTCAGCACCCCAATAATTATTTTTCTTAGTTAATTCAAACCTACCACTGGGTAAACCTTTAATACCAAAAACGTCAGTTCTTGAACCACCTTTTTCCGTTTTCAATGAATTTGGTATATTCATATCAAATATTTCATTTGGTCTTCCTTTACCCTTATCAACCTCAGTAAGTCTATCTGTTGGTTGGTTTATAGTGAAATCTGATTTGGCATTAGTATGTGTTGCTGAATAGATTTTGTTTTTATTATCTTCCATTGTGGGTGAACCAATAGAATATGAAGCAATAGATTTATTTTTATATAGCATATCCTCTCTTGCTATTCTACTTTCTTTTTCTAAAGTAGTTTCACCATTAGTGTCTATTTTTAAGTTACCTAACATATTTTTTTTTTATAAGTAGTTTAAATTTATTTTAATAAATATTTTTTTAATAAGTATTTATATTGTGACTCATTTATAATAAAACGATAACTATTTCTATTTTCTTTAACAATATTTTTTAATTGGTTAATGGCACTTTGGGTTCTATCTGTATTTCTCTCTTTTTTTAATGGGTTTTCAATATAAGGGTTTGTTTCTGAATTAACAATATCTCTAGCTTTATTTAATGTACTATTAACCCAATTTTTCATCTTATCACCACCATTTAATAAATATTCAGTATCATTTTTTTCACCGTTATAATTATCAAAGAAATTTTTTAATCTTTTAATGGCATAATAACTTAATTTTTTGTCATTTGTTAATGTTACCAATCTTTTATAACCTTTAACATTGGTATCACCATTATAAGAATTTAATGTTAAATTTAATAAATCTAACATCTCATTCGGTATTTCAAATTCTTTATTTTCTAATTTACTATTAGCCATTTGGTTATTGATATTATATTGTTTGTATTTTATTTTCTATATAATCAATTACAAATTTTTTGTTATTATCATCAATATTAAAATTTTTTAATTCACTTACAAATAAATTTATTTTTAAAAATAAATCAGGGTTTTCATTTTTGAAGTTGTTAATTCCTTCATTCTCCCTTAAGATACCACTCCTATCTAACATAACATTTTGCATACGTAAATAACCTAATTTATCTAATTGATTCATTCCGTATTTTTCTTTTTTCTCTGAACTATCCGTGGATGTTACTGTATGTGTACCATTACCCATTTTAGGTATACCACTATTTTTGTTATCACCATTGTAAACATCAAATAATTCAGTAATACTTAAGTTACCAAATAAATCACTTTTCTTTATTTTTTTTACCTTATTCATTGTAAAAAGATTTACGTATTTCGTTATCGGTTTGTGGTACTTTAATTTCTTTTTTAGTATCTTTATTCATTTGTATTAAATGTTCATTACCAATTTTGTCAAAAACATTTGCGTTATTTATATTATATGGTGTTTTTAGTGAAACCATTTCTTGTTTTTGTCGGGTATCAGGTATTTTAATATCTAAATAATTTTTTATGTCACTTAATAACACCCCTTGTTTATTCGAGATTGTAGTATTAAAAACATCCTTAATATCGTTTGTTTTTACATCTAATTTAACATCTATTTCTTTTAATTTTAATAAAACACTATGTATTTTATTAACTAAATCATCTATGTTTAAAGTTACGATTTCTTTGGTTTCAATATCACCTTCAACATCATATGTTTCATCCTCAATAACATTTTCATCATTTGTTTTTAATGCTATATCTTCTAATTCATTAAATCTTTCATCATTAACATTTTTAAAATTTGATGTATCTTCTTGTTCTTCTTCTTTAAGAATATTACATTTTTTTTCACTTAATAACTCATCTACATAACCATTAATTAATTTATAACGGTCGAAATTTAAATCAATTGTTTTTCTCTTCATTTTATTTATAGAGTTTATATGTTTTTTTTAACCTTTAAGTAATTCTCTTCCATCTTCATTTAAAATGGTTTTTTCACCTATATTCTCAATAATTGATTTATCATTTTTTAATTTAATAATTTTCTTATTTGTTTTAGTACCTTCAACACCAATAAAAGTATTAAGTTTATCTATATTCATCATATTATTTTATTATTTTTTTATATAAATAGTATTATAAAAAAATAATGCAAAAAAAAAAGAGTAGAAATATATCTACTCTTTTTTTTTATTGAAAATTTAAATTAAATTTTACTTACGTTTTTTTTCTTTCCTTTCCTTTTCTTGTTGCTCTCTTGATTCAAGTGCCAAATTAATAGCTTCTTTTAAATCTAAAACTTCATTAGATGAATATTTTTTTAAGACACCTGTAAAAGTATTTATATTTGGTTTGTTAATCACGAAAACATCTTTTTCTGAATCAAATGATAATCCACATAAAGCTTCATCTGCGATTATTTGTTGTTGAATTGGTGATAATTTAAGAAAAATATCTTCATCTATATATATAACACAATCTGAATTTGTTTTATATTTAGTGTATTCATTGCTTTTATATATTTTATAAATATCATTTTTCATCTTTTTTGATAAAAAATCAATGGCAATATATTGTTCTAAACCTGTTTTGTTAAAAGCTGTTTCAAACACAGCTAAAGTTTCCTCGTTTACTTCTTCTATTCTCATAATCTTGTTATTAATTAAAAATTGTATTTATTTTATTGATTAAATCCTTTTCATTTAAAACACCAACATGTTTAAACTTAATTTCACCGTTAACTTTAAATATTAATGTTGGTATTGATGTTATATTCAAATCCATTAGAGTATCTTGATTTAACGTATCTATGTCAATTTCAATGAACTCAACATCCATATATTGGTTTTTTAAATTATCAAAAATTTTTGATTGTACTTTACATGGTTGACACCATTCTGCACCATATTTAATTATTTTATCTCTCATTTTTTTATGTATTTTAATATGTATTTTTCTTCTGTAAATTTATTAATTGTTATATTTTTAACATTATTAATGTTATCTGAAACATGTTTTTATAATTCATTTAAATCATCAAAAAATTTAAAAACCATAACCTTTAATATTATCTTTTTTTTTTTATAATACAAATGTAATTCTTTTTTTTCAATAAAACAACATTTTTTATAAAAATTTTTGCATTTTTTTTATTTTCTCATTATATTCATTTAAAACTAAATCTCTTGGGTATGGAATGTTTAATATTAAATCATCAGATAATGGCTTAAATTCATTACCATTTTCAAATTTATCTCTATTTGCTAATAGTATTAACCAACCTAAGTTTGGGTCTGAGTAGTATTTTTGTGCTATTAAGTCAAGCCTATCAACACCTAATAAATATTTATGTCTTTTCCACGAATCTCTATATGTTAATTCAATAAAAGGTATGTGTTTATTGTAATAACCATTTGCTTCTCTAAATTCAGAGTATCTATTAAAGTAATTTTTTTTATTCATTTCTTTTTTTATTTTTTTTGTTATATATACTATTATTCGCTGTTAAATTATAAGATAAAGCAGTTTTTAATTCATTTAATGGTCCTGTTATATCTTGACTACCGATTACATTCATACTTAGACTTACATTTACAAACATTGGTTGTACTCCAATACCTTCTGGATTTAAATCCCAAGTTGATTCATATTGAAAACTAATATCATTAATAATTACTTTTGTATGTACATAATCACCAATCCTTAAAATACATACTGGTTGTTTACCAAAAACTAAATTTTTAGTTTGTATTTTATCATCAGATATTGGTGCTTGTCTAGCACATTGTTTTAAAAACACAACCCTTGTATTTAAATCTTCAGGTGTTTGTGATTGAAATGCGGGGTGAAAATAATCTATTTTTTTAACTATTGAATCAAATATAATATCATCTTTATCTGTAAATTTTTTAAAGTAACTTTCATTCTTTTTTTCATCTTTAGTAACAATATTTTGTTTATTATCACCACTTTCTTTATTTTTATTATTATCCTCTTTTGTTATATTTTCATTTATTGAGTTTGTTGTGTTAAAAACAATTTCAACCTTCCTATCTAATGCTGATTTTTTAGAATTTGGTATACCTGTTGAGGTAGAATCTTCAGTAAATTTATTTATTATATTAATATTAATTTTAACATTGTCATTTAAAGATAAATCACCTTTTAAAATATTTGGTAATAATTCAATTAATATTGTTTTAATACGTCTAATTGATAAAAAAGAATTGAATATTTGGTTATAGTTATCATTTTTATTTAATTTAAATTTATTTTTATTAATATCACGACTACTAAACCCAGTTAAAGTTATATTTATAAAACCACTTTTATTAGCATTATCTACAATATCTTTTAATTCTTTGTATTTATCACCATTTTTATTTACAATATTTTTCAACTCATCATTTAATTTGTGATTTTTGCTATAAGTATAAAAAGTTTTAATCCTATAAAAAGGTTCAGTTCTGTTTGTACCATCCTTAAATGAAAAACTAGCTAATGTTTCCCACGAATATCTATCAATATTGTTTATATTATATTTTGAGTTATATTTTATTGGTAAAGTATATTTAAACTCTTTTTTATTTTTAAAATTAGTTTCATTATTATTTGTTATACCTAGTTCTATTTCATTATAAATGTTGTTTGTGTTTTTATTTAATTTATTTAAAAATTCATTTTTAAAGTTTATTGTATATAAATCATTTAAAACATCGTTAAATAAAGCTGGTGATTTCAATTGGGTGAACATTTCTTCTTCTGTACTACCACTAAACAAATCACTCTTTAAAATATCACCCCAAATACCATCGTTGTTAATTGTTCCATTTGAATTTACACCATCAATATATATGTTTTTATTTGAATATTCTTCACCACATTCATAATTATTTTCATTAGATGATATAAATTCATAAAATCTATCACCTACATCATTTGGGAAATAAGCTGTTAATTTAACCTCTTTTTCTATTGATTCAATTTTATCTTCAATAGTTGGTATTATTTCAACCTCTTTGGTATTTTCTTTTATGTTAGAATCTGGCATACAACCAGCAAAAAACCTACTATATTCACCATCACCACGTTCTACGTAATCCTCATAATGAGTTTGTAAATTAAATCTATTTTCTTGTAACCATTTTGGGTGGTCAACTATTAACATAAAACTAAGTGATAAGGATTCCGTTGTATTTTCGTAAGTATATATTGGTTCACCTCTTCCAATGAAATTATGTGTTTTGAAACTTGGTTTTACACTTTCACTAAATTTTAAATTATAAGGTGGAAACCACATAATTCTACCTTTTTTTCCTGTTTGTAAATCACCGTTACCAATTTCTTGTATTGGTAAATCATTAATGTGGTCTGACCAAGCTAAATTTTCTAATGATAACATATATTTTTTCGGTGATTTCTCAATTGAATCTTCATAGTAATCACATATTTTAACGAAACCAGGTGATTCTAAAACAGATTTTTTTGTATTTCTTTTATTTTCATCTTTAACATATTCATTCAAACCATGATGTCTAATAAATTTACTAGGTTTATTATATTGGTCATGAAATGTCCAAACTCTACAAAATTCATCATAACCATTTGACAGTATAATGTTTTTAGCGTATTCTGATTTTAAAATATTTGACCCTCTTGATATGAAGTTTGTTTTATTCTCATCATTTTTTGCTATTGTTCTTGATTGTATTTCACTACTATTATCATTAGGGTTTAAAGCTGAACTTTTATAATCTATTAAATTTTTATTTTTACCATTTAAAAAATCTTCCTCAGTTCTTCTTAAAATACCTACCTCAGTTCTTCTTAAAATACCTTCCTCAGTTCTTCTTAAAATACCTTCCCCATTTCTTCTTAAAATACCTTTTATACCATTTATTTCATAACTATCTCTATATGTAAAATTTGATGAATACCAACTAAAACCAATTTTAGTAAAAGTATTTTTTGGTAAATTTATTGTAGGTATTTTTTCACTATATGCACTATTAGAAACATCTTTTATTTCAAAATAATCACCGTTTCTATCTTTACCGAAATAAATATTATTTATTATGTTTAAAGATAACATTGACTTCAACAATTTTTGATGACCTAAACCAGTTTGTTTAATTAATTCTAAATTTCTACCAAAACTAGAATTTAAATCTCTCTCTTTACCACCTCTAATGTCATCTATTGATTTTATTATTCTTGCTTTATCCTCTAAGTATACAGTGTTAGTACCTATTAAATTTGTTTTTAATATGTTTAAAATTTTATCTTTATTATTATCAGAATTCGATATTGTTATTTCATATCTTACTGAATTAAATGGGTTTTTATCTTTAATATTTTCAATAACGTTATTTGAAATAATATTTTTTAGATTATTTCTAGTAATATTTTGTAAAAATTGATTTGTTAAAACCTTTAAACCTATTTTACCTAATTCACTTTCGTTATTTGTTACTGTAGTTAAACCTCTTTTTAATATATCATAAACTGTAGTGGTTGATTTAAATTTAGTATTATTTGATATAATATCTGATAATAAATTAACACCTGTTTTTTCATTTATTATTTCTTTATAATCAAAATTTGTTTTATCTTTTTCAATGTAATTACTTTTATAAAAATTATCTATATTATAAAGGGTTATAAAATTTTTATTTTGTAATATTGATTTAGTATTTTTAATATTTTTTTTAATATTATCATATTGTATTGAAAAAACACTATTTTCAACATTAGAATAATTATTAAGTATCAATAATTCATCTCTTAAATCATTTGATGTATTTAAAACATTTTTAGAATTTTCTTTATTATTTAAACTAAATCTACCATCTAATTGTTGATAATAATCAATTATACTATATTTATTGTAACTATTATCAAAACCTGAATTTAACATTGTTTTATCAGTAACAAATTGTGGTGTACCATCAACATTATATTCTTCTATTTTAAATTCTTTTAACGTGCTATCTCTATATCTATTTTGGAATATTTGATTATTTCTTTCAATTTCTTGATTGATACCACCTACATCATCAACCCAAGTTTCTTTATTTGGTAAATTATTTAAATTTTTATTTACATCAATTCTAATTTGAGATAGTTCAAGTATATTATTATTAATATTAGATTGAATTTTTAATTTTGAAAAAATAGGACTTCTTTCTAAATTTTTTGATAAAATTAAATTTTTATTTATTAATTTATTTCTTTCATCAATACCATATTTTTCAAGTTGAGTTATCATATATATTTTTAAAAATTTATTATAAATAGTTATTTTATTTTTTTTACATTAGTAGTTAGAAATTAAAAACAATGCAAATTGTATTATATAATTTAAAATTTATTTTAAATTATATATATATAATTATGTATATAATATATTTATATATTATATATATAATTAATATTATATATATATAATAATATTTAATATACTGAATATTAATATTCTGTTTATTATTTAGAAAAAATAGTGAAATTTTTTTAATAAACAAATTTTTTGACAATTATTTATCAACAAATAGTGTTTTTTTTTCAAAAAAGATAAAAAACTTTAATTTTAAACATAAATTGTACTTGGTCTTAAACCACCATTATTTGAAACACGTCTTGTTTCTTCGTGAATTAATCTAGTTAACATTTGAATAAAATCATTATTTTTAATTAAAATATCTGTAACACTCTTAACATCATTACCATTTAATTTCAAATTTATATCACCTCTTATTTCAAGTGGTGACAATTGAATATTACTATTTGTAGAGTTAAAAACATTTGATTTATTAATATTTTCATTTCTACTGTTTGCTATTACACCATCAGGTTTCTTTGCTATTATATTAACATCATCACGTGAATTTATTGGTGTTACAGTACTTTCACCATTTTTAACTGTTATTATACCATCGTTAATACCTTGTGTTTTGTTTGAATGATAAGCCATACCGCCACCAATTGCACCACCTATTAAACCACCTACAACTGTACCAATAACAGGAATTGAACTCCCAACCATAGCACCCATTGCAGCACCTTGTAAAGCACCACCACCAATACTTAACATATTTTTAGTCTCTTCATCTTCAACAAAATTACTAGCTAATCCCAAACCAAGACCAGCTACACCCATAATACCACCTGCTTTCATTGCACCTTTTGAAGGAGCACCGATAACACCTTTACCTTTAGTTTGCTCAGGAGTATAAACATCACCTTTACCCATTTTATTACTAATACCATTAGCGGCTAACATCATTTTTTTACCTATGATATTACCTGCGATATTACCAAAAAGATTGGCTTGTGTTACAAAACTAATACCTTTTATTGCGGCAAAAATCCCCAATATAAAAGTAGGTCCAAATATTTCAGCAATAGAATTTATTCCTTTACCAATTGTCATAAAAACACTACTAGCTGTTGAAATCAAAGTTTTAACAATTGGTATCATTTCAGTTATAATAGGTGCTAGTGTAGCCTGAAAAGATAACTTCATACTATTCCAAGCTGTTTGAAAACCTGTTGCTAACTCTGCTTGTTTTTGTATTGCTATACTTTGGTCTTTTATACTTTCTATTTGTTTAGTAGTTAAATTTTTAACATCTATTAAATCATCCCCAATATTTATCTTCCAAACACCATTAACATTTTGTGCCATCATTGCAACCATTGAACGAGTTTCATCATCAACATTAATAGTTAATTTACTACTAACTTCTTGTATTTGTGCTTGTTTTAGTGTAGTTTCTTCTAATTCTTTAACGCTAATACCTAAAGCATCTGCCGCACTTCTTAATCTTTGTCGATTCATAGAAGAAATGGTAAACATTTTCTTTTCAACATCATAAAATGCAGTATCACTAAGACTTTTAGCAACCATGTCTTGTAATTCAGTTATATCTTCACGAGCATTAAACATTAATTGAGACCAATCACCAATTTGTGAAAATTGTCCACCTAAAACATTTAATTTTGCTGACATTTCAACAGCACCTTGAACATTAAATAATTTCTCACTTAAACTACCAATAGATGACATATTAATTGATAATAAAGATGATTGTATCACCATTTTACTTAAACCATCTATACCTTGTGCAAAATTATATGATTGTGCTAAACCAATGTTATTTAATAAAGTTGTGGTAGCTTTATCTGCTGAAACACCATAATCTTGAGCTTTATTTAATAATTTTTCAGTTATTTTATATGTTTCATCGGTATTAATACCAACTCGACCCATACCAATAGCCATTTTTTGAACACCATCATTACTAAGTGTAGTACCCTTAATTAAATAACCCATTTTAACTTGTTGTTCAGAGGTTAATAAAAGAGTTGTACCTAATGTTGAATTATAACCTTGTTGAATTTTAACTAAATCACTAGCACTAACACCAATGGATAAAGTTGTTACCGAAGCATCCCAAGCCGATTTAGCAAATTTTTCATATTGAGAAGCATTAAGACCAATACTAACAGCAGATTTACGTAATTCATCATCGGTAGAAGCAACAGATTTAAATATATCAACACCTATTTTCCAAATATTTGATGATATTTGATTAACACCCTCTAAAGTTTTTTTCCAAGATTCAGTTTCTTTAGCGGTTTCTTTAGTTTGTTCAGCAACATCACTTTGAGTTTCTTTTAAATTATTTAACTTAGTTAATGTTTCTTGTATTTGGTTTTGAAGTTTTTCATCATCTTGCTTATTATCAAAAATAGCTTGATGCCTTAATTTATTTAACTCCCAACTTGTTTCATAAATTTCTTTTTTTAGTTTTAGTTCAGCTTCAAGTTCATCATTGTTTTCTTTATTCGCATTAGCTATATCACGATTAAATTCACTTAACTTGTCATTTATTTCTAATTCTTTTTCGTATAAAGCTAATAATTTTTCTTTATCTTTTATTAAATCTTTAAGGTCAACTCTAGTATTTAATTGATTATTTTTTAAAGCATCGTTTATTTGTTGTATTTGTTCTGGTGTCATAAAATAAAATGTAAAATATTTAACATAAATAGTTTTATTATTTTTTTTAATTTTTGTTGTTTTTTATAAAAAAAAGATGTATCTTTGTAAAATTAATTGTAGAATAAAATTCAAATGAAAGATTTAACAAAATTTAAATATAAAAATTTAGAATTCATACGTAATTTAATTAAGTCTTACGATAATATAGAATTGAATGGATTGACGATTGAATATAAATTATCTGATAAAGATTTTAAAAAAGTAGATGAAGATTTATTTTATACTTTAAACATCGATGAAAATTTACAATATGAAGAAAGTGAATATATCGACTTAAATATTAAAGGGGTTAAATTTAGATTTATAAAAGAATAAAAAAATATATATGTAATATTATGGAAAATAAAAATTATGAAATAAATGAAGTTCTTAATTCAGCTATTGAATATTTTAAAGGAGATGAATTAAGTGCTAAAGTATGGGTTAATAAATATGCACTAAAAGATTCTTACGGGAATATTTACGAAAAAACACCTGATGATATGCACTGGCGTTTAGCTAATGAACTTGCTCGTATAGAATCTAAATACCCAAACCCATTAAAAGCTGAGGAATTATTTGAATTAATACGTGATTTTAAATATATTGTACCCCAAGGAAGTCCAATGTCAGGTATTGGTAATGATTTTCAAATATCATCTATATCAAATTGTTTTGTTATTGGAAATAATGCAAACTCAGATTCATATGGTGGTATTATTAAAACAGACGAAGAACAAGTTCAACTAATGAAACGTAGGGGTGGTGTAGGACATGATTTATCACATATTAGACCAAAAGGTTCACCTGTTAAAAATTCAGCATTAACATCAACAGGTATAGTACCTTTTATGGAAAGATACTCAAACTCAACAAGAGAAGTTGCACAAGACGGTAGAAGGGGTGCTTTAATGTTAAGTGTATCAGTAAAACACCCAGATTCAGAGGATTTTATTGACGCTAAATTAGAACAAGGTAAAATTACAGGTGCTAACATTTCAGTTAAAATCCATGATGATTTTATGTTAGCCTTAACAAATAAACAAAAATACATACAACAATACCCAGTAAATTCCATTACACCACAAGTATTAAAAGAAATTAATACTGAAAAATTATGGAAAAAAATAATTCATAATGCTTGGAAATCAGCAGAACCAGGTATTTTATTTTGGGATACAATTATAAATGAATCCGTAGCAGATTGTTATGCAGATTTAGGTTTTGAAACAGTATCCACTAACCCTTGTTTAACAGATGATACTTGGGTATTTACAACAGAAGGACCTAGACAAATTAAAGATTTAATTGGTGTACAATTTAAAGCGATAACAAATAACAATATTGATGACTCAACAGAAGAAGGTTTTTTCTATACAGACAATAAAGAAGTTTTTAAAATAAAAACAAAAAAAGGTTATACATTAAAGGGTACTGATAATCATAAAATTAAAATTGCGAAAAAAATAAGTAGAACCAAAACTGAGACTGATTGGGTTGAAATAAAAGATTTAAAAATTGGTGATGAAATTATCTTAAATAATAATAATCATAAATGGGATGGTAATGGAAATTTTGAGATTGGTTGGTTGTATGGTAATTTTATAGGTGATGGTAACTTATCAGAAGATAGTTTTCAATTAAGATATTGGGGTAATAATAGAATGGAAATGAAGGAACAAGCAATATCTTATTTGAAAAACAATTTTCAATGTAGGTCTGATTTAGGTTTAGTTAAAAATAAAGAATCCTACGATAATGATGTTTACGTAATAAAATCAGTAGAATTAAAAAATAAATGTGAAGAATTTGGTATTAATATCGATAAAACATTTAATTATAATATATTTGAAAAAAATAGTTATGAATTTTATAGGGGTTTCATATCGGGGTTATTAGATGCTGATGGTACGGTTTCAAATAATATTACACACGGTTTATATGTTAGATTATCAACATCTAACACACAATTATTATATTTAACACAACGCATGCTTTCAAGATTAGGTATAATTTCAACAATATATGAAAATCGTAGAGAAGCTACTAAGAAATTTATGCCAGATGGGAAAAATGGGAAAAAAGAATATTCAATAAAACCACAACACGAATTAAATATATCTAAAAATAATTTATTGGTTTTTCAAAAAATAATTAACTTCACTGATGAAAATAAGAAAAATAAATTAAATACTTTAATTAATAGTTTTAATAAAAGAGGTTTATATCGTGAAAATTTTCAAGATAAAATTGTTTCAATAGAAAGTATTGGTTTTGAAGATGTTTATGATTGTCAAATTATTGGTTCAAATCAATTTGATGCTAATGGTATTATTGTACATAATTGTGGTGAATTACCGTTGTGTCCATATGATAGTTGTCGTTTATTAGCCATTAACTTATATTCATACGTAGAAAACCCTTTTACTAATACATCTAAATTTAATTTTGAATTATTTAAAGAACATGTTATCTACGCACAGAGAATGATGGATGATATTGTTGATATTGAAATTGAAAAAATTGATAAGATTTTAAATAAAATAGAAAGTGACCCCGAAACTGATTATATTAAATTAACCGAAAAAACATTATGGAGTAAAATAAAAGATAAATGTGAAACAGGAAGAAGAACGGGTGTAGGTATTACAGCAGAAGGAGATATGTTGGCAGCATTAGGTTATAGGTATGGAACTGAAGAAGCAACAGCATTTTCTGAATTAGTACATAAAACCTTAGCCATTGAAGTTTATCGCTCATCTGTTATTATGGCAAAAGAGAGGGGTAGTTTTAAAATATATAATACAGAAAAAGAATCTAACAACCCATTCATTAATCGTTTGAAAAAAGCAGACCCTGAGTTATACAATGATATGACAAAATATGGACGTAGAAACATCGCTTGCTTAACAATTGCTCCTACTGGAACAACAAGTATGATGACACAAACGACCTCTGGTATTGAACCTGTATTTATGCCTGTGTATACAAGACGTAAAAAAGTAAATCCAAACGATAAAAATAGTAAGGTTGATTTTGTGGATGAAGTTGGTGATAGTTGGGAAGAGTTTAATGTTTTCCACCACAAGTTTTTAGTATGGATGGAAGTTAATGGTTATGATGTAACTAAAAAATATAGTGAAAGTGAAATAAATGAAATTATTAAATTATCTCCTTATTTCAAAGCAACATCAACAGATATTGATTGGTTAGAAAAAGTGAAAATGCAAGGTAAAATACAAAAATGGGTAGACCACTCTATTAGTGTAACAATTAATTTACCTAGTACAGCAACAGAAGAATTAGTTAGTGAATTATATATTGAAGCGTGGAAAAGTGGTTGTAAGGGATGCACAGTTTATAGAGATGGTTCACGCTCAGGTGTATTAGTTTCATCGACTGAAAAAAAAATAAATAACGAAACAAGTAAAATTGGTAGTGCGGAAAAAAGACCTAAAAAATTAAAATGTAAAGTAGTTAGGTTTAATAATGGTGGTGAAAAATGGGTTAGTGTGGTTGGTTTACTAAATGATAAACCCTATGAAATTTTCACTGGTTTATTAGATAAATTAAACATACCAAATAATATTGAAGAAGGTTGGGTTATTAGAAATATGGAAGAAAAACCAATGAATGATGATTATTCATTAGAAGAAAAAAAAGTATCTAGTAGATATGATTTTGGTTATAAAGATAAAGATAACAATACAATTATTATTGAAGGATTATCAACAACCTTTAAAGCAGAATATTGGAATTATGCAAAATTAATTTCTGGTTTATTAAGACATAATATGCCTTTAGAATATGTAATAAAAGTAATTAAAACTTTAAATTTAGATGAACAAAGCATTAACACTTGGAAAAACGGTGTTATTAGAACATTAAAAAAATTCTTAGATAATGGTGTTGTTATACCTGAAAAATGCCCTAAATGTGGCGGTAGATTAATAATGCAAGATGGTTGTAGTACCTGTATTGATTGTGGACATTCAAAGTGTAGTTGATAAAAAAAAAATAATATTTAAATAAAAAAAATATGTAACAAAAATTATAAACATTTGTTACATATTTTTTTTCACATCTATTTACTAATAAAACATATCTAATACAATGTCATTATATTCAAATATAAAAAATAATTATAAATTTACACCTAATTTAAAATTATCAAAAGAAGATTATTGGGATTTACATTTAATTAACGATGAAAATAGATTTTGTGGTTTAGATTTAAATGATGTAGTAAAAGAAGATAAATGTTTATACACTTTTTTTAAATTAAATGAATTAACACCTGTTTTAAAATCAGAAAATGTTTGGCTTGAAGATTACACACCTGACCTTGTTTTAAAAAATGTTGGGTTTAATTGTTTAGATAATGGTTATATAGATTTCGATATACTAAGAAAAAGTGATTGTGAATATTGTTTAGATAAATATTTAAATTCAACATTAATAATTAATAGTGATTTTAATAGTTTAATATTGAAACAAATAAATGGTTACGAAAAAACTAATATATCTTATGAAGTTAATCAAAATAATGAAGAAGAAATTAGTTATTTAGATTTTAATGGTGGTTTTTACCAAGGGTTTTTTAAATTAGAAGGTTATGATTATGAAATATTACCAACTAGAGCCCAAGAAGAAATGTCATTTATTTTTGATTTACATCCAAAAAATTTAACAAATGATAAAATATATTTAAATGATTTATATCCAAACAATAAAGGTATCTTTTTTTATATGGGTATAAAATCAGAAAATAAATTCTTTAATGTTTCACCCGAAATAATAAACACACCAATAACAAACATTGATTCTATATTTTATGGCTGTGATATAAATACACAAATTAAAACTTCTACTGATTTACCTCTTTTAAAACATTCATATGATATTGAAACCGATAATAAGTTTTTATTTTATGATAGAACAGTAAAAGGGTTAAAAGCTGGTTCAGAACCAGATAACTATATATTTAAAAACGAGCAAAATTATAAAGAGATTGAAACTGAAAATAAATTTATTACTTATGATAGAACACCAAGTGGTAAACAAGTAGGTTGTGAAAATGGTGATGATATAAACAGATATATTATTGATACTAAATTTGATGTGGCAGATAATGCTTTTTCATTAATTAGAAAAGATGATGGTAGTTTAGGTTATAGATTAATAACAATGAATTGTGATAAAGAATTAGTTGTAGAGGAGGAATTTTCAGATATAAACCTAATACCAACAGATACTTGGACTAATATTGTTGTTAGAATGATATTTGATAGACCATTAATAAAATGTAACAAACAACGTAAATTTAAACTATATTTTTACGTTAATAATAAACTTAAGTTTATATCAAAAGAATTAAATGAAATAATGTTTAGGGGTTTAACCTCTGATAAAACAAAACAAGAAACAGTACCTTATAATATTTCAATAGGGGGTGGTACATTAGGTTTATCACAAACAGTTTATAATGGTTATTCAAATTCATTTGCATTAAATAAAGATATTGAAAAATATTTTTGTGGTACTTTTATAGGTGGAATACGTAATTTCGGTATTTATTATTGTCAAATGGATTATGAAAAAATATTTAATAATTATAATGTAAAAATTTATACCTAAAAATTTTTTTATTAACTAAAAATGTCTTATCTTTGTATTTGGTAATATCATAGTGATATTATCTTAATTTATTATTTATTAATTTTTTTAAAATTTTATTTATGGCAAAAGAAGAATTATTAGCTTTTTTTAACAAAAAAGCAGAAGAAAAAGAACAAAAAGGGAGTACATTCAATTTCGACCCTAAAATTTACTTTAACCCAAGTAATAAACAGGGTGCTAAAGAAACTGAATACACAGTTAGAATTTTACCACCAAGAGAAGGTGAAGATTATTTTATGGAGCGTTTTTATCATAAATTAAAAACAAATGTTTATGATTTCAATCTAAAAAAAGTAGTTGAAAAGGATGTTAATGTAAATTGTTTACTTAAAGATTGTCCTTTGTGTAAAACAGGTAGTGAGTTATTTAGTAAGGGAAAAGAATTAGAATCTCAAGGTGATGTAACTAAATCAGAAATATTAAAAAAAGAAGCACAAAAATATTTTAGAAAAAAAGCTTATGTTGTTAGAGTAATTGATAGAGCTGACGAAGCTTATGGTGTTAAATTTTGGAGTTTTGATGAATATAAAAATGGAGGTGATGTTTTTGATAAAATAAAAAAACGTGCCGAAAAAAAAGGTGATTTTACTGATGTTGAAAATGGTTATGATTTTATTTTAACAAAAAGACCTAATGCTCAATTAGATATTGATACTGATGATAAAACCCCATTAAGTAATGACCCAAAAAAAATAGATATTTGGTTAAGTGAAACACGTACTGTTAAAGATATTTGGAAAGATAAGAAAAACCATAAACAATATTTAGAGTTCATTGCTATGGGTATTCCTTGTATTTTTGATAAAGAAAAAGAACAATGGGTTAAATTTGATGAAAATTATTCTAATCGAACAAATGATGATAATGATGATGAAGAAACCGTTAAAACACCAGTTAAAAATAACGAACCATTAAAAAAAGTTGAACCATTACAACTTGATATACCTGAGTATAATGATGATGATGATGATTTACCATTTTAATTAAAAATAAAACAATATGGGTAGAGGTCCAAGTAAAAAAAATGATATCCTTAGTAGTAAAACTCCTATCGATAAAAAAGATTTTAATTTAAAATCTTTTAAAAATACAGAAAATTTAACACAAATAAAAGATAAGGATTTAAATTGGTTTAATTTGTCAGACGCTTTTTATGAAATAACTAAATTACCAGGTATACCAAAAGGTTACTTTACTATAGTTAGAGGGTTTCCAAATACTGGTAAAAGTACAATTAAACTAGAATTAATAAAATCTTGTCAAGAAAATGGTGTTTTACCTGTTATAATAGAAACAGAGAATAATTTTTCATGGGAACATGCCAAATTAATTGGTGTTGAATTTGAAGATATTTATGGTGATGTTGTTGATGAAGAGACAGGTGAATTAATCAATAAGGTTATTGACCATGATGGATTCTTTTTATATTTTGATTCAGACACATTATATAGAAAATATGGACATATTGACCACTCAAACGGTAAAGAATTAACTAAACCATCACGTGATGTTGCTTGTATTGAAGATGTTGCTTATTGTATTAATGATTTATTGAAAAAACAAATGGATGGTGAATTACCATATGAATTATGTTTTATTTGGGATTCAGTAGGGACATTATCATCTTATAAATCATTATTATCAAAAGTTGGTAATAATATGTTTGATGCGGGTGCATATTCTTCTGCTTTTAGTTCAATAGTAAACGATAAAATACCATCATCAAGAAAGGAAACTCGTCAATATACAAACACATTTTTTTGTGTTAATAAAATTTGGAAAAATAGTATGGTTTATGGTGCTGCTGTTGTAGAAAATAAAGGTGGTAACACACTTGGATATGCAGCTAGATTAGTCATACATCTTGGTGGGGTTGAAACACCTGGTGTTAGTAAATTAAAAGCAACCAAAGGTGGTAAAAATTATTATTATGGTGTAGAAACTAAAATACGTGTAGAAAAAAACCACGTTAATAATTTAACATATGAAGGGACTATTTGCTCAGTTCCACATGGTTTAGTAAACCCTAGTAAATTGGAACAATATAAAAAAGAACATATGAAATATTTATTGGAGCAATTAGAAACAACTGACGAGTCAGATATTAATTTTAGTCAAGAAACAGAATAAATAATAATTTTATGAAAAAAAATACAAATTTTAATGTGGTTTTATTAAGGAATAATAAAATTAATGAAACGTTAATTTATAAAAAACGTTTTAGTTGTGATGGTTTTAATAAAGATGTTATAACACTTGATTCTTTGGCTGAAATGACAAATGAATGTGTAGATTATATTGAAAATAAATTGAAGTGGAAATCAATACATTTATTGTGTGAAACAACTAGATTAGATATACCACAAACAAATGATATAATCAAAACAAACATTGAATATTATATTGAAAGGGATAAATATGACGAAAATTGTAAAATAGTTTTTTATTTTAATAATAAACCAATAGTTACTAGAATTTTCAATTTAAACCCATATCAATTTAAACTACGTGACGTAATTTCATCACAAAACGAAGGTGAAGAATTAACTGATGAATTAATAAAAATCTTTAATAATTATTACAACGATTAATAAAATGTTAGATTTAAATGAGTTAAAAATATCAAGGGATAAGATTTTATCCCTTGATATTAATAAGATAAGTGATATTGAAAAAGAAAAATATAGAAAAGAATTAAAAAAATTAAATGAATTAATATTAATTTTAGAGTTAAATTCTAAAACTTCGTTAGAACAACAATTAATTTTAGTTAATAGAGAATATGATATTATATTACGTAGGCGTGATGTTTGGTTACAAAATAAATATAATTTACTGAAATTTAAAGATGTTAAAAGTGCTATTAAATATTATAATGATTTTAATCATTTAACACAAAAATTAAAACAAATTAAATTATTAAAAAAAAATATTAAAATAATAAAATATGAAAGAAGATTTAAAAAATTTAACATTAGATGATGTTGAAGATGTTTTTATTGTATTGAAGATTAAAAATAAACATTATTCATTACTACCGAAAAAAAATGAAGATAATAATGAATTAAAACAAATGCGTATAACCCTTTTAACTACATTATTAGATACACATATTGTAATAAGTAAACCAATTGAAGATATATCACGAGATGTAATAGATGGTGAAATAAATTTAACAAATAATAACTCAAATGAGTGACAAGGAACTATATTTAATATTTATTAATGAGTTAACTCAAGATTATAAAGGATTCAACACATATGAATTATTATTTACCTCTAAATTAGAGGATATTACAGATGATTCATGGGGTGTAATACCAGCTTGTATATCAAATATTAAACAACCAGACAACTTTTCAATAGATTCTGTTTATATATTAAAAACAGAATATATACAGTTTTTATTAGCAAAAAATAACACATGTTTTAATATGTGGGATTGTATGGAAGGTATATTACCTTTAATGTGGGAAAATAAAATGTTATATAATGTATACCCTGACAATGTTTTAATATTTAGATATGGTGAAAAATTGTCTGAGGTAATAAATAAAATCAATTATTGGAATGAAACCTATAAAGTAGGTGATGAAGAGAGGTGTTTAGAACAAATAACATTAGAACAAAAAATATAAAAAGAAATACAATGGAAATAATAATTTATACATTTTTTATGTATGGCTTATCAAATATAATAGTATTTGGTAAACCTTTTAATAAAATCCGTAATTATTTATGGGAGAGAACTAGTAATAATAGAATATATAATTATATATATGAATTAATTACTTGTATGATGTGTTTACCAACATGGTTAGGTGGTATTTTAAGTGCAATTAATATTTTTATACTTAAATCACAAATTAAAACACCTGCTTTATTTTTAATTAATATTTCTGAATACAACTTAATAAACGTATTAATAGTTATTCTTGTTGATTTATCTTTTACATCAGGGGTTGTATGGTTTATAAGTAAAATTGAAGATATGTTAGAAAATAAAAAATAAAAAAAAAATGAGAATATTTGAACCAACAGTAGAAATAATTAATCAAAAAAATGATTTCATTAGCATAATGAAACATATTGAATTAATTGGTAGAGAAGCTTATAAATCACAAGAAAATATAACAGATGATAGTTATATTAAATTCAATAAACACTTAATAAATAATGAACATTATTCAGTGTTAGAACATGGTACTATATACCTAAAAACTAATAACGGTAGTGTTATTAATAAATATTCTTTAAATAAATATAGTACAACAAAAATTATTGAAGGTTATGGTTATATAACAACTAACTATCGTGTTATAATTGAAAATAAATGGTCTGATGATTTAGAATATCTCACTGAACCAACTGAATATCATGATATAAGAATTACTATTAAATTATCTACACAAATTGCTATTTCAAGAGAATTTAATAGACATAGAACACATTCTATTACTGAAGAAAGTACACGTTTTTGTAATTATAACAAAAATAAATTTGATAATCAATTAACATATTCTTTACCACATAACATATCTTTTCAAGATATTATTAATGCTAAAAAAAACCTTTCAGATATTGAAGGATATGAAAACAAATATTCATTTATTAATGAACAAATGACATTTAATTGGACACCAATTGAGTGGTGGGTTTGGTCATTATCTTGTTGTGAATTAGCATATAAAAAATTAATTAATTTTGGTTGGAAAGCACAAGATGCTAGATATGTTTTACCTTTAGGTACTAAATCAGATTTAGTTCATACTTGTTTTAAATTTGAGTGGGAAGATTTTATCAATAAAAGAATTCAAAAAGATGTACACCCAGACGCAAAAACTTTAGCGAATAAAATAAAAAAGTTAATTTTCAATGAAAACTAAAAATGTTTATTTAGACATCGATGGTGTTTTAGCTGATTTTGTATCACATTTTTTTAATTATTTAAACATTGAAGATAAAACACCACCAAACAATTGGTTTGATGATAGAATAGTTAATAATTTTAATCTTATTAAGGATGATGAAAATTTTTGGTTAACAATACCACCCTTAACAAAGGCATCTAGTATTAACTTTAAATTTAATGGTTATTGTACTAACAGAACACTAATTAACCCTACAATAACTGAAAAGTGGTTAGAATTAAATAATTTTCCAAAACTACCAATTTATTGTACCAATGATAAACTTTCAACTTTAAAAAAATTGAATTGTGATTTATTCATAGATGATTCAATAGAAAATTATGAATTATTAAATCAAGGTGGTATTAAAACGTATTTATTTACTAATTCAACAAACATTAATTATGATACAAAATTAAGAGTTAATAACATATCCGAATTTTCAATTTTTACTAAATATAATATTTTAGTTATTGGTCATAAAGAACATGGTAAATCAACTTTCGCTGAACTACTATCAACATCAACTAATTATAAATATAAAGATTCATCCCTAATGGCTTGTGAATTATTTATTTTTAACCTTTTAAAAAATAAATATAATTATAAAACAATAGAAGAATGTTATATTGATAGAAGAAATAAACGTGAGGAGTGGTATAAATTAATTTCAAATTATAATGAGTTTAATAAAACACGATTAATTGAAGATATTTTAAAAACAAATGAAATATATGTTGGTTTACGCTCAATAGAACAATTAAAAGCAGGTATAGAACGGGGGTTATTCGATTTAATAATAGGTGTTTTTGATGAACGAAAACCATTGGAAGAAAGTAATAGTTTTACTATTGATATTTTTAAATATTCAGATTTCATAGTACATAATAATTCAACTATTAATGATTTAACAAATAAAATAAATAAAATTAAAAAATTTTTATAAAAGAACCCACCTATAGAAAAAAAACTAATGGGTGGGTTCTTTTATAATTTATTTTATAGACATTAAAATTCTAAACTTTTAAATCTATTTGGGTCAATCATAACACCTGTAACATTCCTATACATTTTTCTAAAACCTAAAATACTATGTTTATTATCAATATTTGCTCTACCATCATCTGAAATTTCAAATAATTCATATTCGTTTATTTTTATTGGTATTGCAATGATATCACCTATGTTAATATCACAATTATTTTCAATTAATTGTGATTCAAAGATAGGGAATGTTAATTCACCTATACTCCTAAACTGTGCTGTTGTGGTTGATGGTAAATATGATTTAATTTCACCCTCACTAATTTTATATGAAACATATAATTCTACTGGTTCTTTATATGATATGTTATCTGAAGTAACCTCATTATAAATTGCATCTGGGTTACTATTATCTTTATCTATTTGATATAAGATAATTAACATACCTAAATCACCCTCTAAAAACTCTCTAGCACATTCCTCTTGGAATGAATACTCATTATCATCAGAAAATTTCTCAATAAAATTAGTGCGAATACTACTCATTTTTTTACTATCGTTTTGTTAATTTACCGTCAACATCGATATCATATAAATCACCATCTTTCCTTACGACACCTTTTCCATGTTTAAATTCTTCAGCAGATTCAAACCAGTCAGATAAATCAAAGGTAATAGTTTCACCTCTTAATGATAAATAATTATATTTACCTTTATAACTAATAACACAATATTCTTCATCATTAAATTCACCAACGGAATCTAAAAAGATATCACCCCTATAATTAAACATACTATTACAATTCTCATCAACAACTGCATATTTATTACCTTTACGAACACAAAAAACAACTTCTTTATTAGAAATCTCACTTATATCATCGAACCATTCATCTATATCTTTTTCTAATTGTAAATTACCATCTCCATCAATAAAATTATATTTATCTTCAATCTTAATTATTCTATAAGGTATATCATCATCATATATACTATCAATTAAATTATTTTCAAAAAAAACTTTTGCTTTATCACTTGTGTAATCACCATTTAAATCATCAATTGAATTTACTACCCTATCAGATACAAAAATTTTTATTTCATCAACAATTTCACCAAAACCATCTATTATTTCACCTAATGTATTTGATTTTTTTATAATTTCAGTGATTTCATTATTAAAATTATCATGTAAGTCAGCACTAAAATCTTCAAAAACACCATCACCAAATTTCCAATAAGTATTACCACCACTTAACCAATATAGACTTTCAATTGGTATAATATTTAATTTATCCGAATCAGTAACAGTTATTTTACGTAAATCATCATTATTTTTATATTTACTACCTAAAATAATAGAACAACCCTCTCCAACATCATTTGTATCATATAACCAACCTTTAGCATCGAAATTAAAATTTAATAACCCATCATCACCCCTTTTTATTTTCAATTCCCTACCTAAATAATCACTTAAAATACTTTTATCACCTTCAAATTTATCATCACCCTCAAGGATTATTTTTTTTACCATACCTCTTAATTCGTTTAATTTAATCTTATGTACCATATTCTTTTTATTTTTTTTTATATAAATAGACATTATTAAAAAAAAAAATATTATTTTTGTAATATAAAATAATTTCGTGAAAAAAAAAATATAATTTATATAAAATAAAAATGTGTACAACAATTAAAACAATTTTGAATGAAGATACTAATAATAATTATTTTCTTTGTTCTAAAAAAGTCGTTGATTTTGCGAAACCAGAAAACATATCAAAACCATTCAAAAGTGGTTGGAAATTTGATAAAAATAGTGAGTATTTTATAGCTATTTTAAATTTTCAAGAAATAGAAAATCATTATAATCAATTATCAAAAAAAGAACAAGATGATTTTTGGTGTCAAGAAATTGTAGCTGGTACGATGGATGTTTCAAAAATAAAACTTAAAAACCTGAAAGAAAATGGAATTTTTTTTGAAATTGAAAATGTTATCGGATTAACAACTATCAAAAATCAAGCAATGACAATTTATAAGTTAGCAGAAAAATTTAATTGTAACCCTATTGAACTTGTGAATAGAATTGTTAAATAGAATGTTTCTTTGAAATACGAATCAAAAGAGTTAAAATTTTGGAACTTGTGAGTTGTTAACTATTTATATATAAACTATTATGGGTAAAAATATAAGAGATATAAGAGAAATGATTGATAAGGTGAAAAACTTTAAGCCGTTTATTAACGAAAATGTTGGTAGTATTATTAAATCTGGTGTTGATTTTGTGTATGATAAATATCCAGAATTATCTAATATCGGAACACCAGAACAATACACTCAATATTTAGATAGTATATTTCCAAGTAGTGTTGATAAAAACATTTGGTATCATGGTACAAATGTAAATCCAAATCAAATTAAAATGTTAAGAGCGAGCAAAAGTGGGACTTATGGATATGGTATATATTTACAATCTAAACAAGGTAAATATTATACAGGAACATTTGGAGAAAACACTATTGCAGTAGTAGTTGATGTTGATAAACCTTTTAATTTTGATAAATATGGCAAACAAGTAATTGATGGTTTAAAAGAAAAATATAAAAATATGGGTGGTTTAGGGGATAATACTATGATAGCACTTCAAAACTATATACGCACTGAAGGTTATGATAGTATTATTGCAACAATTGGTGGTGATGATAAATATTTATTATTAATTGGTAGTGTTAAAAAAATGTTTGAACCAAATCATCATATCTTGGGAACTGAACAAGATGTTAAAATGTTTAGTGAATTTGTAAAGAATAAATATATTTGAAAAGTGCGGTGGAAAATTTAATTCTGAATATTTATATATAAACTAAAATATTATGAATAAAGAAATGATAGAAATGAGAGAATTAATAGATAAAGTTAAGAATTTCAAACAATTTATTAACGAAAATGAATTAAACGAAGATATTGAAATTAATAAAGATTATGTTAATAATTTTTTAAATGATTTTGGTTTTTTAATTACTCTAAATTTATCACAAGTAACAAAAATGGGTATTGATTCCAACTCAACAAACGAATTAACTAATATGATGATGAATTTGAGAAAACCAATAATTAATGGGTTAAATTATATTGAATTAACAAAAGATACTAATAGTTTATATGCTAAACCAAAACTATTATCTGAAATATTAAATAAGATAAGAGAATTTTTAATTTATATTGAACCAAGAATAAATAAATTCGTAAAAGATAGCGAATATAAAACTAAATGGTTAGAAAAAATAGAAGATTTAAAAAATAGATATAAAAATATTGTTTCTAAATAGGAAAATTAAAATTTGAATATTTATATATAAAATAAAAACAATGAATAAAGATATAAGAGAAATGATTGATAAAGTGAAAAACTTTAATCAATTTATAAATGAAAACTATGGTGATTTTAATAATATTTTTAAGACTATTAAAACATATATTGATTTTACTTTAAATTCAGATGTTCAAATTAATGAATATGTTCCAAACACACATATTGCGGAAAGATTTAAAGAGGTCTTACAAGCGTGTGAAAAAGAAAATATGTATCCAGAAATTTATCATAATATAACCGTTGGTGGATATGATAGTGTTGGTGATAAATCAAAATTTGATTATATAAAAGGAAAATATTATAATAAAGAAAAAATGAAAATTTCTTTTATTGATTATATTGACGACTATTTTAATTTAGAAAGACTTAAAAACAATGGTATTGAAGAAATACATAATACTTATCAAAAACTTCGTGATAAAAAAGATATTATTAGAAATAACTTAATGTTAATTGACACAAGAATACCACATGAGTATAATATGAAACATAAACAAAATAATGATTTGAAATCAGATAAAATTAGAATTGTTAATAAACGTAAAAAATAAGTGTGTGGTTTTTTCTTTTAAAATTTTCAACCGAAATGTTGATTAGAACGATGAACTGAACACTTACACATAACGTTTGAGTGTATGGTTAGTACCTGATTAGAATTACAAAATATTCAAAATACAAATACAGATGAAAAAAGAACAGAACTCAGAAAATAGCACAGAACAGGCATTAACTATACCTGTTGTTAGCAAACGTTACTTTCACGAACTTTCACAGGAAGAAGTAGCTAAATTAATTGCTGACAAAAAGAACTGGGGTGATATAATGCGAGAATACAACCAACCCGATTGGTGTAATCACCCAAACGCACTTGAAGGAACTATGGGATGTTGGTCACTTGTAGATTTAAGCAAAGACGGGTTGCGAACTAAAATAAGTAAAGAATTTTGCAAAGGGTGTGATGAATGCTCTTTGTAATGTTTGCTAACTACTATACGTACAAACCTACCTATAACCCCTTTAATAATAGGCATTTAATGTATAAGTTTCGGAAAGTTAGTTATTTTACTTTCCGAAAGTTTTTTTTATTTTAACATTCTTTAACACAAAATATTTGTATGGAATTTTAAAAAGGGTTATATTTGCACCATAATAATTAAACAAAACATTAATTAAAATGAAAACAGAAATTAAAAGATTAAAAGAGCTTGGTGCTAATGTACAAGAAGTAAAAGGTGGTTTAAAATTAATAGGTGATTGGAATGATTCATATAATGAATTTCATAACCTATTTACTGAAATAACAGGTTGGTTAGATACCTCTAACTCTGTTCAACATCCTGATTTCTTAAAGAACTTAACTACATTAGGTAGGTTATATACCTCTCACTCTGTTCAACACCCTGATTTCTTAAAGAACTTAACTACATTAGGTAGG